TGGCGTCTTCTAACCCAGATACTCGTAGTTTAACAATGTTACTTAAATGCCACTGTTTTTGATCCAGTGCTTTGATAATACCCAACCACTTGTTACGTAGTAGGGCAAAATCGTTGATGATCTTTTCAAAATCTACAACATCAGCTTCACCTTCTACGAACTTTTCACAGTCCCTAGAAGATAAAGCTCGTTGATAGTTTTCTAAATATTTGCGAAAATGTTGACTGCGAAGTCTACGAAGTTCAATGTTTAAGTACTCAAGGATACCTTCAATTTCTTGAAGTTGATTAAAGCGTTCTTCCACGATGCCGGGCATTTGCGAACTTGCCTTCTCGATGTTACCCGCTATGCGGACATCTTGTTTTGCTTCGATTAACTCAGCTTCATAATAGGCCGCAGCATCTGGAATGTTGCTTATATCTTTACTAACCTTGTCGTACCAATTCATTTATTCCTCTTCGTCGTAGCTGTCGGCATCGTCTTCAATCTCTTCACCGTCGATAGCATATGTGATAGCTTCGTCAAGAAAGGGATCTACTCCTTGCAGGCTGTCCAATACACTTTCTTTGATACCGTAGTCCAACAGTGTGTTTACAAAATCAGTGGCCACATCTGGCCTTTGTTTTTCAGGTATATGCCCAATTACCACATGCCATAAGTCGGCAATTAAATCTTCTTTCATTCAGTAATCTCCGTTTCAGGTTCAACAATAGTAGTTATCTCTGAAGCGGAAATTTCGCCATGTTTTGAAATGTCTTCCATGGCAATGTCTAAGCCGTCTTTCTCATTGCGTTCCCAAGCCTTGCGGAACTGCTTGATGATCTCACCGTCTTTAGTAGTGTAGACAAGGCTGTTACCTTCTTTCTTGAGCATGCCTTTGGCTTCGAACAAGTCGACTAATCCACTATATGGACTCATACCTGTTTCATAAGGAATCTCAACCTGTACACTTTCAAACGGCTTTGCGTAACGAGTTTTCATGATCTTGCAAGCTGCACGGATACCTTGCACAGTTGTGGTCTTATTGCCATCTGCATCAAGTTTTAGTTTTAATTTACGCATAGCAACTACGATTGAGCTTGCATAAATGAAACCTTGACCACCACTGATCTTGTCATCTGGGTCAAACATATCCTGACTTGCGTATGTGTGATTAGTTGCTACCAGCCCAATGCCTAGACTACCAAACATGTTTACACAGTTACGAACAAGTGCTGTTAGTGCTTTAGGTTTACGACCCATGTCACCTTTAAGATCCCCGGCTTGAAACTGGTTAACATCAGTGGGAGTCAGTAACATTCCAAGACTGTCGATAATGAACAATACTTTAGGACGCTCGTCTTCGGGCATTGTTTTATATTCCGCCACAAATTCTGTAATAGTTTTTGCCACATCGTCAATCATGGCCATGTTAAGTTTTAACAACTTGTCTGGGCTTGTGTCGACGTCAAGTGCGTGTAACCACTTTTCATCAAGTGCGTTTTCTGTATCAATTAAGATTGGAAAGATGCCTTGTGCTTGTGCATTCTTGACTAGGTTGCCTGAACAGATAAATGATTTACCTGCACCACTTTCACCAGCAAACACAGTTACCTTGCCTAGTGGAATACCACGTTTAAAGTCTCCGCTGATAAGATAGTTTAATGCGTAGTTGTTTGTACTAACCCAATCGGTTGGGTCGTTGAAGCCAATACTTAAACCGTCGATAGATTTAGTGATTGACTTTCTAAATTTAGAAATATCAAATGCTTTTGCCATTATTTTTTTGCCCTGTTGAGAAATAGAGTGTGAGTTGCCCCACACTCTATGTTTAGTCTAATTACTTCTGACGATTGCGAATCATGGCAAGGATGTCTTGCGCACGACTGGCAGATTCTGTTGAAGCTGCTGGAGCGGCTGCTGGAGCAGCTTTGGCTACAGGAGCTGGTTCGTCATCAGCGTCTGGCACAGAGGCGGCAGCGGCTGCTGGTCTATTAGGATCACCAGTGGCTTGACTCATGCCTGCTGGTTTGAAGTATTGACCCCAACGATCCATGTCATAGGCTTCACCATCAACGGAAGCTTCAAACATTTCTTTCATGACCTTGAGTTCTACATCAGTGGGTTTCTTTGGCAAGAATCCGCTGAGATCAAAAAGACCATGTGCTTCTACTGCCGCTGATTCGACATCAGTCAATGAACGCTCACGACGGCTCCACTTTGAAGTAGAGTAGTCAGCGAAGCCACCTTTAGATGTCTTAGCAATACGGAAGTCCAGACCTTTCAAGAAGTCTGTTGGCAACTCATCCAATTCCGGATCCATCAATGCTGAACGGATGATAGCGTAAATCTGGGGACCGATAATAAATCTACGGATAGGATTGTCTGGAAGTTTATCTTCCTTGAGTGGATCTTCAACCACAAAGCCTTGGAAAATGTATGAACGCTTTTTCCAATACTTACGACCCATTTCTTCAAGACTCTTGTCTTTGAACCAACCACGAACTTCTGAAAGGATTGGGCAAACTGTGCCGTCGTTGTACATTTCCACACAAGGAACTTGTACTTGTACTGACCTACTGTCTGTTTCACCTTTGATACCTGCAAACGGCAATTTGATCATTGCACGTTCTACCCAGAAGAATGTGTTGTTGGGATTGCCATCAGGTAAGAAACGTACGACAGCTTCTTTGCCTTCTTGCATGTTCCAATGTGGGTAAATTGCGTTGTCTCCACCGCCGGTGGATTGTCCTGTGGACTTTGATTGTGCTTCTTGAAGTTTAGCACGGATTTCTGCGAGTGACGCCATTTTAAATGCCTCCTATGTTATGCCTAAAATGTTTTATATGCCTTATGCACATGTTTTATTATGCGCTTTTTATTTATCAAGGTCAATGATTATCTGCTATTTTTTTGATTCATTTTACCAAAAGAAAAAGCGGGTCATGCCCACTTTTCCTTATACTTTGCCATTGCTAATTGCCTTGCTAACCATAATCTAAACTTTACATAGTCCGATAACTCATCTTCAACTACCTTACCGAACTCTGCTGCTCGCCGATTACGGCCAAATGTGATCTCATCATCTAAGATGAGATCACTGCCATCTAATCCGAAATTACTTCGCTGGAGTAGCGGCTTTTGCGTCTGCTTTAGCTGGCTCTTTCTTAGCAGGTTCGCTTTTTGCAGGCTTCTTTTCGTCCTTCTTAGCCTCTACCTTAGCTGGTGCTGGAGCACTTGCTGTAGCAGCTGGCGCTGCTGGCTTGGCTTCTTCTTTCTTTGCAGGTGCTTGTGCAAATGCCGATACTGCGAACAATGATGCTACTACGATTGCGATGGATTTCATTTTAAAGTTTCCTTTAGGTTGTTTTACGTAAAGAATATTCCCTACGTATATATATAACGCTTTAGTAGGACTAAACGTTTACACAAAAGTTTGATTTCATTTAGCCAAAAGAAAGGGCACCGAAGTGCCCGATCTAACTGCGACGAAACTGTTACATTCCAATGCCTTGGCTAATGCCTGACAATTCTCTAATACGTGACAACTCTGGATTTTGATCAGTTGTCTGGTTCGGTGCCATTCTTTCTACAAATCTACGAGCCACTGATTCTGCCTGTTCACCAAATTTCTTACCTACCATGATAGCAACGCCTTCTGGGCCTTTGGGGAATGTGCCGGTGTCACGATCATAAAATGATGTGATAAACTCTGCTAATTCTTCGGTGTTGAGCCTCTGCTTTCTCTTTTCGAAATCACGTTTGGGCTTGTCGTCTTTGTATTCTACATCTTTCATGGTCAACGGTGGCTCGCCTGACTTCTTACGATCAATCGCTGGTCTTTCGTAGTCCCTAGGATTGTCGGGATCCACAGCCTCTTGCGGTACTGGTTCTTCTGCAGGTACAGCCGCTGCTGCTGGATCAACTGGTGCTGGTTCCGCTTCCGGGGCAGTTTGGTCACCTCCTTGGGCTGCTTCCGGGTCATCCACCATGTCGCCAAAATCTAACTGTTCTAGTGCTTCGGGTGCATTAAATTCTAACCAATCGTTAATCAATGGTCGTACACATGCATCCGGATCTTGTGCTGCTTGTTCTTTAATTCGTTTGTACAATTCTGGATCTTCAATTAAGCCTTTGAGACTCTCGATAGCGTTAGTTCCGTCAACGCCTGCTGGAAAATGCTGGCCTACAAGTTCTTGTAGTTCCTGTAATGCTGCTGCCTGTTCGTCGGGGTCTTCACTGGTCACTGCACTATCTTCGCCTAGACCCATGACCCAATTTTCAAATTGAGCAAATGGATCGTTGTCTTCTGTTTCAACCGTTAGGTCTTCGTTGTTGATTTCTTCTTGTGTCATAGCGACTATGTCGTCATAGCCTATGGTGCTTCCTTCTTTCATCAGTCTGTATAAGACCGGAAACACAGTTGCGATATCTTCTTTGAATGATCTGACCGTGAATTTTTGTTTGAAATCTTCTACTACATCTTGTGGAATTTCTTCGCTGTCGTAGGCTTGGAATGATTCTTTGTATGCCTCGTAATGGCTTTGTTTGCTCAATGCCTTGATCTGTTCTCTTAGATGATTTAGATATTCTGTGCTTCTTTCGACCACAGAGTTAGTATCTGAGTTCATTAGGTCGTTGCGTACTACGTAGTTGCCGAAACTCTTGAGTTGTGCAATCTCTTCGCTCATCTGTGTAATACTCTTGCCTAGATCGTCGTAAGGTAAGCCGCCGTTGGCCACGTGACGCTGCATGGCTCTAGCACCAGCTAAGTGAATGAAAGGATACTTAAATCTTTCACCGTCTTGATTCTCTACAAACAGGGCATTAATATTTCTAGTTCTGGCACCTGGTTGTGTGTCATCCATCACTGCATGGCTGTGTTTAATAATTAGACGTGTGTCCATTAATTTTTGGTAGCTCATTGTTTTGCTACCGTACATTGTGCTTTCACTCATTAGGCTTTCTCCGACTGATTTCTGTATCATATTTGTCTGTGGTTTAGGTTGTGCATTTTGACTTAGGAACTCGTAATCTCGTTTATCTAAATTATCTTTAGCAATATCACGTGTGTCAAAACTTAATAATCTTCGTTTGGCAAATTGACGCAGTTCTTTCAAAAAGCCGTACCAGTTTGTTTTTTGCCCGTCATCCATGCCTTCTGTAATTCCATTAGAAAAATACACTTTCATAGAGTTGGGTTCTGCAAGGCTGATACTGACATGTCCTATAGGATTTTGACCTTCTGTGTAGTCAAAATCAAAGAACCTAGCTTGCTCTGGATTGATAGTGATCTCCCCTGAACCTGCACCTAGTTTTAGGCCGGAGAAGCGGCTACGTACTTTGTAGAATAAATCTGTGGCGATGTTGTTTGTTGCGTCCATAAGTATATTTATCAAAGACCCATGCTTACAAAGATCGGCATGGGCATGGCGTCGTCGTTGATTTTTTCTGTCATTTTGTCATAGATCTGTGGATCCCAGTCTGCTAACACATCAGCCATACGCATGATCAACAGTGTTGAGCTCACAAGATCATCATGTTCTCCGCTCTTTGCTTTAAAACCTAATCCTGATGCCACATATGTTTTTAGTTCTGAAATTAGAGGTTTAGAATGTATTGTCATCTTGTGATTTTCAATCATATTTTTCAACTGGCTACAGGCATTAATCTTGCTTCTATGTGTGGTGTTGAACCCTTTACGGAATTTACGTATGTGTCCTTTGCGTATGGGTTCTGAAAGGAACAGCCCATGGAAATTTTCTTCGCCTATATCGTTTATCACTATCATTGCTGATTCTCCGAGACTGTTGTTTTCAACCGAATAATAGATGATAGGAGCACCGCCACGTTCCTCTCCGCGATCGTGTATGTATTTCAATATTTCTCGCATGACCTTGACCTGCTGTTGTACTGGCGTGGTATTATGATGCCATTCTGCTACCTGTATCATCTCAGGCATTTCGTAGACCTGTATAGCACCGTAGTCCCCACCTGTGCCTAAGCTGGGAT